CTTGATTACGAAGCTCAGATTATTCAGTATTTTTTGGTGAATGAAAACCTGCGGACACTTTATTTCTGTATTTATTCTGATGTATTCACAAATCCAGAACTAGGGTTGCAGATTTTTGAGTTAAAGCGGGAAGACTATCAAAAAGCAATTGAAATGACTGGTAGGGTGCAAAACGCTACTCTTGAGCTGGTCGAAAAAGAAGTCCAAAAATTAATGTTCTAAAGAAAGGATAAGGGGTATGACGGACGAAGAATTGAAAAACATGACATTAAGCGAGGAAGACGTGAAAGAATCAACATATTTTACTGAGGGCGTTCACGCTGTAACAATCACCAAGGCTACTTTTGAAAAAAATGCAAATGATAAAGTATTTTTGAACGTGAAAGTTCAAGGCGTAAACGGCGAACAAGGCAGCGCACGATTATGGTTTACCGGTGCAGCAACGCCTTTTTCTGTTGATAAAATCCGCAAGATTTTTGTGCACAACGCCAAAGATGATGACCAGAAGCAGAAAGATCGCGACTTTTTCAAGAATATGAAAAGTCTGTATGAAATGTCTCAGCTTATTCAGAAACTGCCAGGTAAATCTTGCTGGTATACAGTCGAGAGAACTGAGGAAACTTATACAGATAATAACGGCGACGAGAAACACCGATATGATCGTAATATCTGGGGATATGAGCCAAAGCTAAAAAAGAAAACTGACGAAGTTGTTGAGGATATCCCAGAAGAAGTTGATCTGAGCGAAATCCCCTTTTAGGAGGCTAAATGACAAGACGAAAGAAAGTCTACTTATTAGAAACTGACAATGGGTTTACGATTCGAATTGTAAACCCAGACATCAGTTTTATGAAGAAGTTTAGGTGGGCATTTATAGATAACAATTTAGTAATCTCACGAAGATTGAATCGGGGGGAAGAGAGTGGCTTCACAGAGATTAAGAGATGTAAACAACTGTGTGACGTATATCGTCAAAAACGAAACGATAAGCAGAAACTTTACAACCAGAAAAGAGGCTAGAGCTTTTAGAAAAAAATTCGGCGGTACTATCCGTAAAATAACAACTTTAGGCGGTTTTATTATAGAGGATAAAAACATATGGTAACCGTCAAAGATTTGTTCAAAAAAGAGCGAGAGGCGTGGCTAGAAAGTGCACGACTGGCCGCTAAAGAATTACTAGAAGATAAGCCTTTAATCACCATTGAAGATGTTCTAAAGGTTTGTCCTCGCCCTGAATATATACACAGAAACACAACAGGCAAAGTATTCAATAGTGATTTTAAGCCTGTTGGCTGGCGAAAAAGTAAGCGACCAATTATGAATGGTCGGTTCGTAAGAGTTTGGCGTTTAGGAGAATAGAATGGCGAGTCGAAAACTAATCCAAAAAGCCGACAGAGTATTCTCAAAATATATAAGAATGAGAGATTCTGAAGACGGATTCTTTACTTGTTGTTCGTGTGGACAGAGAAAACCATTTGAACAAGCTGACGCTGGACACTTCATAAACAGAAGATGGATGGCTCTAAGATACGACGAAAGGAACGTTCACGCTCAGTGCCGGTCTTGTAATCGATTCGACGAGGGGAATATGGTCGGGTACACGAGGTTCATGCTAAAAACTTATGGTGAAGATGTTGTTGATTTGCTGGAGAGCATGAAAAAACCATACAAATGGTCGGATAGCGAGCTAGAGCTTCTAATCAAAGATTTAAATTTAAAGATGAAGGAGAATTAAGATGAAACGCTATAAACTACTTAAAGATTTACCGACCTTCAAAGCTGGAGATTTATTCTATATATCTGAATATGGTGCTTTAGTCTATGATGATGGCGGTTTTGGTATTATGGCTTACGCCCAATCGACGCTTGAAAAGTTCCCGAATATTCTCACAGAATGGTTCGAGGAAATCCAAGAACCGACAGACAGTATTCACTGGAAGCCCGTAATAGGTGAGGAATATTGGTCTTTCCATTCAGACGGAGGAATTAGCCATAATTTTTGTACTGGATGCTATTGGGATACCGCACGCTATGAAATGGGTAGAACCTATCGCACTGAAGAAGAGTGTATAAGAGCTCGTAACCGTGAACTAGCCGAATTCAGACTACGCCGAACGTCAAACTTTAAGCTAGATTTTGAGAATGACAATGGCGGCTGGGTTGTGTGTTATTACCACAGAAGCAAAGAATTAGACTGCATAAGAACCTATAGCTGCGATAGCGGTGAACCTGTACGTTACAAAACTTATGAGGACGCTCAAAGATCTATCAAAGAAAACCGAGAAGACTGGATGATTTATTTTGGAATTGAGGAGGAGAGATAATGTCAGCAAAGAAATTCAAGGTCGGTGATAAAGTCAAGATACGCAAGGGGCTTACTGATAGTAGCCTCTATAATCACGCTTACATAGAGAGAGGAGTGGAACTGTTTGGTGGTAAGACACTCACGATAAAAGAGGTGAGGGATGACTTTTACTTCGTTGAAGAGAACTGTTGGGCTTGGGATGACAAAGTATTAGAGGCTGCTGGGGAACCCTTAGATAATTTTTGCGTTGGGGATGATATTTCTAGGGGCTCTGGCGTCAGAAGGATCCTAGCGGCAGTAGATGGTTGCTATCTATTGAGCAATACAGATGAATATACCGTCGCCAACGATTGGTACACGGCCGACGAGCTGAAACAAATTGGTTATCAAGTGTTACCGCCAGGGCATTCAATAACCCTCATCGAAATAGATGGCAAGAGGTACGATGAGGCTGAGGTTAAGAAAGCTATTAAAGACCTAGAGCCGATTGATCCGTCAGATACAGATTCATGAATATGTACTCTACGGGGGACCCGAGCAAGTCGGTAAACTGCTTGAACATTAACAATTCAACCACATAACTGGTGGTATCAATGTCTAAGTAGTGATTGCCACAGATCATGAAAGGATAACGGCAGAAGTTGGGTTAAGTCCGTGTTGGTACCATCAACCGGCAACATCAGCGTCTAGGCTTTTCATTTGCCTATAGAATTGAGTGCAGTGGAAATCGGCTCAATCTGGTGTTGCTAATTGGCTATATAAGTGACGGAAAAGGTAGACGTGTGTTCTCTCATTATTCTGTCTTGGGTTTGCATCCTTGATAGTTTGATGAGATTAAAGCTGACAGAATTGTCGACAGCACCACGATGAACACTAAAGCAGCTATCGGCTGGAAAAATGTCATGTGATGTGGCTATACGAGTAAAAATCCCCTCTGACTAGTAAGAATATGAATGCCTAGCACGTTCTGAAGGTTATGGAGCTAACGCGAGACGAGAACTCCTCGGCAAATCATCACCTTATATAGCCAAGATGTTCAGGTATGCAAGTGGTTAAAGCAGACAGACTGTAAATCTGTCCCCGTAAGGGTTCGTGGGTTCGAATCCCACCCTGTTCACCAGTTATGCGGTTGAATTAAATAATGAATGGATGGTATGAACTATGACGAACGACAACACAGTAGATGAGCGAACGCTAAAAATAGTTGAGCTCGCTCGAACTGGTATAGGCGGCGAGAAAGAAGCCGCCCAGCGTATCCTACAAAGAATTTGCGCCAAACAGGGGCTATCATACGAGGATCTGATCAACAGCACCTCAGAAAAATGCAGCGAACACCTAATCGTAACGGGCAAACTAACCAAAAGCGAGCAAACAATAGCGGCACAGGTTATGTATAGATTTGCAACCAGTAAAGAGCACCCCGAGCTATGGACGTCGAGGAGTAGACGCAACCGCGCCCTAAAAGGCTTTATAGCCGTATGTACCCCAACCCAGGCAGCAGAAGCACAATACGCCGTAGATCTATTCCTGAGAGCCTATCGTGCAGAGTTAAAGCGAATACAGCGTGAAACTAATATCGCATTTGTAATAAAGCATAGACTGTTCGCACAGTACGAGACAGAGGGCGACAACAACGAAGAACTAACAGAGGAAAAACGTGCAGAACTAACCCGAGCCCAGCTAGCTAGCTACAATATGGCAGAAGTGCCTATGTATAAAGCAATAGAGCAAGGTAATGCAAGACGGGATGAATGATTGGTAAACGACTAATATCAACTAAATCACCATCTACAAATAAGCGAGAATAAAATAACAGAGGTGGAATTACTAAATATTATGCCTCGTATAAATAAAGAAAGGATAGACAATGAGTGAAACTGTAGGACGCAAAGGAAAACTCACACTTTGCAAAAAATATAAAGACGCTAATGAGCTTCAATCTAACTTGCAAAATTTCTGGCAAAGCGTGCCTAGAGAAGAGCGCAATAAATACTATAAAGATGTAGAAGAAATTGACGAATACGGGCTAGAAGACAACGGCTATGTCATTATCGACGGGAGTTGTATTTATAAAGTTGAATTAGACAAAGATTTCGACGTGTATGACAACTTTGTTGAAATCACTCAGGTTCAAGATGGTGTTTATGAATTCATAACGCAGTTCTATAACGGCTCAACCTACCTTCAAGAAATGTTGCAAGAGGGCTTTGACCAACTAAGCCACTAATTTCGTGAACGTAAGAAGGGAAATGTCAATGAAACGCGATAAAACCCAGGAACATCAAAAGGAACGTCCTAAGCTAGTATTTCCGTGGGCAGCCACTGATGGCTATTTCAATGGTGATATGTTTGAAGACTGGCTCAATTCAAAGCTCGATCCTGACGATCCATACTTTAAGCTGCATCGGATGATTAAAGCCAGAGAGACAGCCATTTATAGCCAGTTCGTAGATGAAGCTACCAGGATATTAAAAAAATCAGTGTTGGATAGGGGGAGGGTCTAATATGGAAACATTTGAACTGTGCAGAAAGCTACATGAGCTAAAACCTGATTGGCAAGGCATTACTGGCTGCAAGCATCTCATCAAGTTCAAAGCTCCTAAATCACATATTTATCCTGAGGATGTAAATCGACCCTGCTACGATTGGGCACCAGAATACACACTGGAATATTTATTGGATAAGTTGCCAAAAACTATTGACGGTGGCTCTGATGATGGCATACTAACATTGGCTACTGACGAAATTGAGTACGAAGAACATAATTGGGGGTGGGGCTGGAGAGCGTCTTATGATACAGTTGGTGGTCGTTTAGCAGATGATTTAGTTCATGAGGCAAAAAACCCGCTACACGCTGTATTAAAACTAGCCATAGCAGTGGCAGAATTGGAAAGGAGGGGAATTATAAAATGAAAATCATAGCAGAAAATCCAGCTGAAGAAGCTCTACTGTGGCGCATTAAAGCACTGAGCGATGAGGTAGTACGTCAAGACAACCGATACACTAGTATGCCGGTGTGGACGATCCTAGATAATAATAAAGCTGGCAAAGATTATGGCGCGGTCATGTACTTTACTGGCAAAGCCGCTGAGCGGCACATCGAGGAGAACGATCATCATTACGATAATCCAACGACATGCATTCGTAGCGCTCACGACAACCGAGAACTGAAAGATGTTATTCATTTACTCATTTTAGCTGGTGGTAACGAAATACCAAGTAACCATTATGGGGTTTTGAAAGATGCGTGAAATAAAGTTTAGAGCCTGGGATATTGATAATAAAACCTGGACATTTGTTACTCTCGGCGATTTGGTCTGTGGAGCATGCACAAACGATGGGGACAAGCCATTAAGTGGAAGCGTGCAGATTTGGGAGCCGCGCACAGGACTAAAAGATAAAAATGACAACGAAATATTCGTTAATGACATCATTGAGATGCACTATTTTGAACAATATGCTGGTCCCGGTGAAGTCGAGAAAACTGTTGTGGGAGTGGTTGGTAAAGATTCTATGGGTTCTTTCACTCGGGTTGGGGATAAAAAATATTATTGGCTTCACTACCTGGAAGACGCTGAATACTATGGAGATGCCGAATACAATGAAGAGCTTGAATTATTAGGGAATATCCACGAAAACCCTGAATTATTGGAGGAGAAATGAGACGGGCATTATCTGATAAAGAATTAGAAACGCTTGTTCACGGTTATTTTAGACATGTCGCCTATTGCCAAATGGCAGCCAACGAAAGAATCAGGGAGTTCTATCAGCTAGATAATGACGCATCGATTGACGTTGGCGGTCTTGTAAAGAGCTTGGTGGGGCTTATAAAGGAAGAAAAGGAAAAATCCAAAATCGAAGCCCTAGAAGATGCTCTAGAATTTATGGGACAATTCCCAGACTTTAATTTAGCTAATATGTATGAATATATTAAAGACAAGGGAAGGGAGAATATAGAAAATGGCATACAGAATTGAAATAACACAAACTAGAAAAGCTTATCTATACGCAGGCACTTCGAACAAATTTGAAGCTTTAGATTTTGCCTGCAGATTCATGCGAGACATCGAAAACCTCAACCAACTTGATTTTAAGTCTACAAAATATGAGGTTGGAGATGCTGTAAAATGTGCAGTAAAAGAAGATGGAGACGGGTCGATTGAGATTGTTGAAGAGGAGGAGTATGGAAAGATTAATCAATAGAGGTCGCTCAAAGTCGCACATAGACAATTCAATAGTCTGTAACAAATGTCATAAGCGGATAAAATACGACCGCTACTATGGCTATAGTCACTATTGCAGTGGACGCGTAAAAGATATTCATAGAGCTGCACATAAAAGATTGTGCTCTATAAACTCTCTTCGAAATCGTGATGCTCAAATTTTTGGAATGCGTGATATTGCCAACGATTTAAATTCTGCGAGCGTAGTGTACAATCCAGAAACCGATAAACGAATAAGAAAGGAAATTGAAATGAATAATCGCAAAAGAGAACAAGTTAAGCAATTAGTAATGGCAATTGACTATGCGAAAAAAAAGAATATTGTATCTCGAGAGGCTCAAACGGAATGACGATTACGTTATTGTTATAGAACATAGGCCAAACGATAGACCGCCTGAAATAATCAAAAATGGGTATGAAATCATAAACCAAATCATTCATAATTATAGACAAAGCCTTGAAAAATACAACAAAGAACTGGATGAGTTGCTCGCTCCAGAGACTACAGGAAGCGAGCAATATGTGCCGCCCAAGGATAAGATATATCCTTGGTGGAAGAATAGCTGAGTATTTGTGTTATAATATAAGCACAGTATGTGAGTTGAGAGAACGCAACTCGGAAGTTAAACGTTCTTATGTTTTTTGAAAATGAGGTGGATATGGATAAAAAGCCGAGAAAACTAAATCCAAGGCAAGAAAGATTCTGTCAACTCTATGCGAGCGATAGAGAGTTTTTTGGTAATGGTGTTCAAAGTTATATAGAAGCGTATAGCCCTGATCAATCAAAGCCAAATTGGTATAATGTTGCACGTTCAAGAGCTTCAGAATTATTGACAAATCCCAACATTTTAAACAGGATAGATGAATTATTTGAAGCTGGCGGTTTGAATGATCAATTCGTTGATAAGCAAATGGAGAAGCTTATCACGCAGGACGCAGACTTCAAGGCTAAGATGTCAGCGATTCGTGAGTACAATAAACTCAAACAGCGGATAACAGAAAAGAAAGAATTACACGTTAAACTACCAAAGCCGATTCTTGGTGATTTGGTGGAGGGCGAACAATAACATGTTCGTCTTGACCAACTCAACAAAAAGACTAGCGAAAATGAGCAAGCGTATTCGTGGAGTCTGCGGTGGAACCTCTGCTGGCAAAACCATATCAATTCTTCAAATCCTTATCAGTAAGGCCCAGAAAGACAAAAGGCCAACATTGACAAGCATCATCTCTGAATCATTTCCTCACCTTAAAAAAGGTGCTATGCGTGATTTTAAAAATATTATGCAGGAGCATGGCTATTGGAAGGAGTCAGCCTGGAATGCTACAGACTCTATTTATACATTCGAGACAGGTTCTAAAATAGAGTTTTTTAGTGCTGACCAACCAAGCAAGGTACGCGGCCCGCGTCGGGACAGGCTGTTCATCAATGAATGTAATAACGTTGCTTATGAAGCGTATGATCAGTTAGAGGTCCGAACCAATCTTGAGGTTTGGCTGGACTGGAATCCAACTTATGAGTTCTGGTTCTATACTGAAGTTCTAGAAAAGCGAGACGATGTAGATTTTATTACGTTGACCTATAAAGACAACGAAGGACTGCCGGAGAGTATCGTTCAAACCATAGAGGCTCGAAAAGGAAATAAACAGTGGTGGAAGGTTTACGGTGAAGGAAAACTAGGTGAAGTTGAAGGAAAAATTTATAAGGGCTGGAAGATTATTGATGAAGTTCCGCATGAGGCAAGGCTAGAGGGCTATGGATTAGATTTTGGGTACTCTAACGACCCAACAGCGATAGTGGGGGTCTACTACTATAACGGAGGTTATATTTTGGATGAAGTTCTCTATCGAAAAGGCATGAGCAATCAGCAGATAGCAACGTTTATGAACAATCAGATTTTTGGGATTATTGTTGCTGATTCTGCTGAGCCTAAATCTATTGATGAATTACGGCTTTACGGTTTGTCAGTCGCACCGGCAAAGAAGGGTCCTGGATCTATCTTACAATCCATAAATTATGTTCAAGAACAGAGCATATCCGTCACTAAAAGCAGTATTAATTTGATTAAAGAATACCGAAGTTATTTATGGCAAACAGACAAAGACGGCAAAATTATAAACGTTCCAGAGGGAGGTTTTGATCATGCCCTAGACGCCGCGAGATATAAATTGTCGAGTGTTTTAAAGCCAAAATATGAGCAGGTGCCAACAACTCAAACGTCAGGAGATCTAGCACAATTATGGAGTTAAGATTTGGTGAGGTTAAAAACAAATACGTTACAGATGGCGTAGAAGTGGAAGAGACCAGGAAGATAAGGGATTATATGACTGCTCAAAGCATCCGTTCATTTACGATTCCTGTGAAAGTTAGTAGCTTTGATGAAGTACGACAGGAATTTGATGATCTCATAAAACAGGCAGAAAATGGTGAGTGTCTAGATATATCATTGAACGTCAGAATTGATAGAAACACAGGACTGCCGCAAATGGTAAAGAAGACTATTCTGGATAAAAGTTCAAGGTTGTAGACACTAAAAAATAAATATGATATTATAGACGCGTAACAAGCTACTGGGAAAGCCCAGCGTGATGATTACATAGCAGTAATTTTTACGTTGGGAGTAATCAGTGGCTTTTTCTTATGTCGATGAAAAAAATATCGGCGACGCATATGAGGATAGTAAGAAAAAATACGCTTCAGCATTAGCGAATGTTGATGAATACGAGCGTATTGCTCTTAATAAGCCTAAAAATAATTTACCATCGGGCTTCCCAGACATGACAGATGGTACAACCGCTAGTTATGTTCAGTCACGTCCTAAAAGTACAATCCAGCAAATCCCAACAGGTCTGGTGACGAGTTTAGATAAAGATAAAGATTTGGC